GTTCGTCTTTTGTCTGAGTTGTCCCTCATATCAGAATGTGCTATAGGAATAAATAGTCATGGGGTAGAGTGGGAGGAGTTCATGTCATTTGTTGCTTTCCATGGTGAAGAAAGATGTGTTGCTGGCGACTACAAAGGTTATGATCAGAAGGAGTTTCTCAATGTAATTCAGGCCTCATACCGCATATATATTGAATTAGCGGATTCTTTGGGATATTCCGCGGAAGAGTTACAGATTATGCGAGCAATGGTTGCTGATCTATCGTTATTTTGTGTGCAATACTATGGTGCCATATTAATGATGTCACGAGGAAACCCAAGTGGGCAAAATTTGACGTCTTACGTTAACAGCACTGCCAATAGCCTTAATTCTCGGTGTGCCTATTATCAGGCACATGGGGGTATTCCGCCCCCTTTTAGGAACAATGTTCATATGATGACATATGGTGATGATGATATTGGCACTGTTTCTATTAAATGCGACTGGTATAATGCTCAGATAAAAGCTTATTGGTTAAATCAATACGGTATATTATACACCCCTCCAACTAAAGAGGGCGATCATGATTTATTTTATCATGTTAGTGAGGTTGATTTTTTAAAACGCCAAACTGTATATATACCAGAGCTTCAACGACGTCTTGGTGCATTGTCAGAATCTAGTATTATTAAATCATTGTCGTGTGGCATACCTGTATCACACATGACGGAAGAGGAACTTTTTGGCGATTTGCTTGATAGTGCCATGTTGGAATATTTTGCGCACGGAAGAACAAAATATGAAGACTTTCGTGATCGTGTTAACCGGTTCGTGGAAACCAGAAAATTCCACCGTTTCGTGAGGACGAACCATTTGACGTTTGACGACAGAATTGCAGCATGGCTGTTGAACAACGTTAAGAATGAACCACACATTGGTTACCATGGTTCTGTGTGTCAGCAGAATCATAGGCTTGTGTGGGAGACGACATTGAATGCTGAACCTCCCGGAGGGTTGAAACGTTCTCCTGGTTGTATATAGTTTCACGAAAACTAAACAAGGTGCAAGTACAAGCACGAAGTCAAGATTGTACGAAAAACAGGGGTATACAGCCAGTTTAACCCCACTGGAAGGGCCGGATAGCCCGCCTTTATCACTTTTGTCAGAATCAGAACGGAGGATCCGCGAACTACCCCCTGATGTTTGTTATGCATACCACCGACATCCGCAATTCAATGGAATTGCATGTCTTGGATCTGCAATACAACATTGGGACACAGTTTCGTGTGGTTTATGTTCTTCTCGCAGTGGTTATTTTGCTGATGTCAATAGGCATCATCTTGACGACAACTGTGATATATCTCCGCTAACACCACACTCGGGCATTTTTCCCGAAGGTGGCTATTATGCAGGATTGGCAGTTCCAGAAACTTTTTATTATGCTGATGGATCTATCATAGTGGAAGCTATGGAACTTGTACTAAAAAATCGCAATGAGTACTATGCTTTCTTTGAGAAGGGAGATTATTCATTGCCATTTCCATCTTCAGATTGGTATGCTTCTGCTGTTATATTGGCAGATGCATTGCGAATTAAAGTGCCGCCAACCCCACAAGCTACGATTGAGACACCTATTCCCATAAGACCTAACAGACCGGAAAGACCTAACCAACAGAATCGTAGTTTAGGTTTGGACGCTCGATCGGTGAATTTATTTCCACAGTCAGGTATATTAGAGGAGGTTTCTCAAAACAAAACTCAGGTTTTAACCACATTCATAGATGATTTTCATCATGAAGAGGTTTCCTATGACCAGGACATGGACAATACTCATTATAACGTTGATACAGATGAGGTGTCCATCTCTAAGTTTTTATCGAGGCCTATTAAAGTTTTTTCGCAGATTGTTACTGTTGGTGCCACTGCGCCCACGGCTCCTTTATTTATTAATCCTAGTACATTTTTCACTAACAAACGAGTGATGAACAGAATTAACAATTATCGTAACCTTAAGTGTGATTTGTGTTTTCGCTTTATGATTAATGGAACGCCTATGCATTACGGTAGATGGATGGCTACTGCAGTTAGTAATGTTTCTAATGACACATTGTTAACTCCTGCAACGTTGGTTAACTTGGTACCATCTAGAGTCATATTGTCTCAACCACCACACGTCTTTTTGAACCCTACATCTTGTGAAGGGGGTTGTCTTAGATTACCTTATGTTCACCATTATAACGCTTTTAGTACTGCTTTAGGTGAACATCTAACGACAGGGTTCATAGCGTTAACTGAGATGTCGCCATTGAGAAGTATGAGCACTGCACAAGACGGTGTCACAATAACAGCACTATGCTGGGCAGAAAATGTTGTTTTCGGGGCACCCACAAGTTCCAATTTACCTAACCTAGTGCCACAATCAGGTGACGAATATGGTAAAGGGATAATATCTAAACCATTGACAGTTTTGTCCGATGTCGCAGGTGTTTTGTCAAGGATAGCTCTTATCAGACCATATGCCTTGGCTTCACAGTCGATTTTACATATGGGATCTCAGATTGCTATAGCGTTAGGATTTTCCAAACCGGCTCTTGTTAGTGATATCTCATACATGATTCCCCGTATTTCTCCCAATTTGGCTAGTGCCGTGCAGCATGACCCCATATACAAAATGACTTTTGACGATAAACAAGAGGTAACCGTTGACCCCAGTGTTGTGGGTTTGGCACGCAAGGATGATATGATGTTATCATCTATTGTTGAACGTGAATCGTATGTGACTAAGTTCGAATGGAATTCTAATGCATTACCCGATTTGAATATATTTTATGCTAACGTTAATCCAACATTTTGGGCAAATGGTCCAGGAACTGGTGCTGCACAGCAGATTGCTATGACGCCTCTTGCTTATACTATGCAAGCATTTAGACAATGGCGTGGTTCTTTACGTTTTCGTTTTGTTGCCGTCGCTTCGGCTTTTCATAAAGGGCGACTCCGCATTACGTATGATCCTAATGG